GTCTCAAGTCGGGCAGTAGAACACACAACACTGACTGCGAAGAATTTGTCAATTGGTTCTGTGACACAGCCCGAGAACAAGGCTGCGAAACTGCCATATTTCTCGGTGACTGGCATCACAACAGAAGTACCACTGATGTCAGCACCATGAATTATACCGTGAGTAATTTAGAAAAACTCAGTCAGAGTTTTGAACGAGTTTACTTCATCTTAGGCAATCACGATCTATTCTACAAAGACAAACGAGAAATCAACTCTGTGGAATTTATGCGTCTGTTTCCTAATGTGGTGCCTATTAAAGAAACACTCACAGAAGGCAATGTCACAATCATGCCTTGGCTGGTAGGCGATGAGTGGCGTGAAATTCCTAAACTCAAAAGCCGTTATATATTCGGCCATTTAGAGTTACCGTTGTTCTACATGAACGCAATGGTACAGATGCCGGATCACGGACAATTACAAGCAGAACATTTTACTAATCAAGAATATGTGTTCAGCGGGCACTTCCATAAGCGTCAGACCAAAGGCAATGTTACCTATATAGGCAACGCATTTCCTCATAACTATGCTGATGCAGGCGATGACGACCGTGGTATGATGATATTAGAATGGGGCAGCAAGCCCGAGTATCATATTTGGCCAGGTCAACCAGTATATCGCACATACAAACTAAGCGAGATCATCGATCGACCAGATCAGTTGTTGCGAGAAAAAATGCACTGCCGTGTGACTATTGATTTGCCAATTACCTTCGAAGAAGCTAACTTTATCAAAGAACAATTTGTTCCTCAGTATAAACTGCGTGAACTGATGTTGATTCCAGAAAAAGTAGATATAGAAACCAATGTCGCTCCGATCGATATCAATTTTGAATCTGTAGATACAATAGTAATGAATCAAATCAATGCCATTGACAGCGAAAACTATGACAAATCACTGCTGTTAAACATATATCAAAACCTATGACAATTAAGATAAAAAACCTAACCGTTCGTAATTTCATGAGCGTGGGAGCTCAAACCCAGGCCATAGACTTTGATCGCGGACAGTTGACACTGGTGCTTGGTGAGAATCTAGACCTAGGTGGCGATGATTCAGGTGCTAGAAATGGTACTGGTAAAACCACTATCATCAACGGCCTCAGTTATGCAATCTACGGACAGGCACTGACTAATATTAAACGAGATAACTTGATCAATAAGATCAACGGTAAAGGCATGTTAACCACAGTGACCTTTGACAAGGATGGTGTCGAATACCATATCGAACGTGGTCGTAAACCTAATATATTAAAATTCTCTATCAACGGGCAAGAACAACAACTGACAGATCTTGATGAAAGCCAAGGTGACAGCAGAGAGACACAAAAAGCCATTGAAGAAATGATTTCAATGAAACATGAAATGTTCAAACATCTCGTGGCATTGAATACGTATACAGAACCATTTCTCAGCATGAAGGCTGCAGACCAACGTGCTATCATTGAACAACTGTTAGGGATCACTCTGCTTAGTGAAAAAGCCGAAGCCCTCAAGGAACAGATTAAATTAACCAAAGAAGCAGTGGCTACAGAAAACACAAGAATAGAAACTGTCAAAGCCAGCAATGAACGAATACAACAGAGCATAGAATCACTGATCCGCAAACAGCGTATGTGGGAAGAACAGAAAGAAACCGCGCTGACTAATTTACTCAAGAGCATTGATCGACTCAGCGACATTGACATCGATGTTGAGATTGCTAATCAACGTGCATTAGTTGAATGGAGCAAAAACAACAAAGACAAAAATTCTTTGGTATCGTTGATAGCCAAACAAACTTCTGCAGTTGAAAAAGAACAGCGAAATTTAGAAAAATTAGAAAACGAACTGGTTTCGTTGGCCGAGCATAAATGTCATAGCTGTGGTCAAGAGGTACATGACGAAAAATATGAAACCATGATGGCTGGTAAAGTTAAACAGGTCACAGAATCTAGAGACAATGTAATTGCACAAGAAAAAGAACTCGGCGATCTCAAAGAAGCGCTGGATATGTTAGGCGTGTTAGGTACGTGTCCTGAAGTTATCTATGACAGTCTAGAACAGGCACTGAATCATAAAAACACACTGAGTGGTCTAGAACGTGAGATTACTATCAAAACTGCTGAAGAAAATCCCTACGATGATCAAATTACCGATCTAAAGGAAACTGCTGTACAGGAAATAGATTGGAACAGCCTCAACGAGTTGGTGCGTGTGAAAGATCATCAAGAGTTCTTGCATAAACTATTGACCAACAAAGATAGTTTTGTTCGAAAACGAATAATAGATCAGAATCTTGCATTCCTAAACCAACGATTGACCTACTATCTAGATAAGATCGGATTACCTCACACAGTAGAGTTTCAGAATGACTTGACTGTGATTATCACACAGCTAGGTCAGGATTTAGATTTTGACAATCTCAGCCGTGGAGAACGCAATAGGCTTATACTGAGCCTGAGTTGGGCTTTCAGGGATGTGTGGGAGAATCTCTATCACAGCATCAATCTTCTGTTCATTGACGAATTAGTGGATTCTGGTATGGATGCATCTGGTGTGGAATCTAGTATTGCTGTGTTGAAAAAGATGACACGTGAACGTGATAAGAATGTATTCCTGATCAGTCATCGTGACGATCTAACCAGCAGAGTAAATCACGTACTAAAGGTGATCAAAGAAAATGGATTTACCAGTTACAGCAATGATGTAGAGATCGTGGCATGAGTTCAGACAGTCACGATCGAATGATTCATGCTTTTCAAGAATATTTCAAGTGGCAAGAACGATTCGAGTACAAAGGTTCAGGCGAGGCAGGCATAAAGGCAAGGTATTGGCTATCAGAAATACGCACAGAGGCATCAAAAAGGCGAGTAGAAATACAGGAAAAACGTAAAATACGTAGAGCAGCCAGAAAAGGCATGAGAGGCAAACCACTCTAACTAATTAAATGAGTGCAATGGACGTATCAAAATCAAATAATAGACGAAATACCAGAAGGCTATATTGGCTTTGTTTATATCATCACAAATAAAACCACCGGACAAAAGTACATAGGCAAGAAATTAGCACAATTTAAACGTACTAAACCCCCACTCAAAGGCAAAAAACTTAAAAGAAGAAGTGTAGTAGAAAGCGATTGGCGCGAATACTATGGTTCATCTGATAGGTTAAACGCAGACGTCCAAGCATTAGGTCCGGAAAACTTCACAAGAGAAATACTTTACCTTTGCAAATCCAAGGCAGAACTCAGTTATTTAGAGGCAAGAGAGCAGTTTGAACGCAGAGTTTTAGAAACAGATGACTATTATAATGGCATTATAAATGTCAGAGTTGGCGGATCAAACGTACTTAGACAGCGTCTAGAAGAACAAAAAAAGACAAAATAATATTAAATTTACTGAGTATGACAAAGCTAAAATGGGACAGATCACCACAGAATAGTGTGTTGGATTCGGAGTATTTTCTAAATCCCAAGACTGGATTTGACCAAAAATGGCATAATCAACGTAAAAAAATGCAACAAATCCTTGGCATACACAAAGAGCACAACTGGCAAATAATCAACAATCCCACAGGCCCGCATGCAGGCAAGATAGTCTGTAACACTTGTAACGAGAAATTCGTTGCTTGGTTACCCAAAGACTACATATCACCTAACACTTAAGGTTAGCGGGCCAGTTTGTAATACCGCTGTGGAAAAACCGGGGAATAACCGGACACGTAACATATTGATGCACCCCCGTCGTGGAAACGACTATCCTGAAAAATTGGAAGTGGGTTTGAGGTTGAAAACAAAGATAACCAACGCATTAATATAGTATGAATGTTAGCATACGAAAACACCGGCTATAAACACTTAAACACTAGGAACGAGGTTTAAGATAACAATAGAAATATTGTAAAATCGTGGTAGGAAGGAAAAGCACAGAGTCCTTTAGCAATACGGTGTATAATAAATTACCTACTTCCAAAGTCTTGGCTAATGCAACTCGCATAATGCAAGCAAGCGGAACCGCTGAAAACGGTTCCGTCTGACTAAAACAATCTGCATAATACTTAAATTGCTTCGCAATTATGTTATCGACAACTATTAAAAAGAAGACAATCCGCGTTGAGCGATCAGCGAAAACGCAAACGAGCGCAAGCTCGTTATTACAATAAATAAAAGATACATCAGTGGAATCATTCATGCGTATTGAAAATCTATTAGAACATAATAATCATCGACAAATACTTAGGGAATCGTGTGACGGATTAACTCGTGATCAACGACGTATTGTTGAAGGCATTTATAATGAATTCGTGCCTTTAATTGAAGCTACTCTAACAGCAGATCAAATCAAACAGGTATTTGGTGAATTAGAAAAGCAATCGATAGCAGGTGGTGCTAATCGTACTATTGCAGGTGCAGGGGTTGATGTAGCTAAGAAAGCCAATGAAGTGATCAACAATGTTGGTAAATGGCTGCAAAACACAGCTCCTGTGAAGATGATGGATGAAAAATTTGAAAAACTCAAAAACGACATCAACAAAAAGTTTCCAGATTCAAAATTACTAGACGGCATTTCTGAGCTTGGAATCTGGATGAAAGAGAATCCGGGTAAGAGCGCAGCAATTATTGGTGTGCTAACTGCTCTTGCATCCCTAGCAGGCGGTCCTGTAGGCGGTGCTATTGCTGGTCAAGTTCTACGCGGTGCTGCAGAATTAATCAAAGGTGAAAAACTATCCACAGCTATTGGCAAAGGCATTAAGACAGCAGCGTTTGGTTACCTGTCAGGCAAAGCATTTGAAATGCTCGGAGATTTTGCCAAGACTATGGCAATCAAACGAATACCATTTGGTCCAGCAGATGCTGGGTTTGAAGAAGTGACCTTTGGCGCCACAAAAACTATGTCTGGATTTGGAACAGAATTCACACAGAATTTATCAGGAGTTGATATTATTGTTGATCCAGAAATGGCTTCAACTGTTAATTCAGCGATGAACCTAATAAAGATGGGTGGTGAAGAAGCAGTTCAAGGTTTTGACCAATTGCAGACTGCTGCAGATATCATAAGCAGTCAAGACTATAAAGATATGATAGTTAGCACTCTAGAAATTACTAGACAAGAACTCATAAAAAATGATTCACTCACACAGTTTATCAGCGCAACCAAAGACATATTACAAGCAGGATCACAGGGTGCAGTAGCAGCATCAACTGGAACAGAAAAGAAAGAAAGTTATTATGTACAAACTCGTCCGTTAAGTGAAGGACAGGTCTACATGATCATCGATCGTGTGCTTACAGAAGCTGGCTTCATGGACAAGATCAAAGCTGGCGCTGGCAAAGCCTTAGGTGCAGTAGCTAAAGGTGCAGACTGGGCTGGCAAGCAGGCCACAGAAAAAGTCACATCAGCTAAACTGTTAGCAGCATGGAAGATGGAAGGGTCACCAACTGACAGCGAAGAATTCAAACAATTTTTATTAAACTATGGCGGCATTGAAGCTCCTGTGGTTGATAAAGTGTTTACAGATTTAAAAATATCTGCAGCGCCGGCAGCTCAAGCATCAGATAGCAGCTATGCAGAAATTAAAAAGTCGATATCTCAGTTAAATACTAAAGATCGACAACGTATGATTGCTTATCTTACCAAACAAATAGGAACTGCCTAATATGAGAATCACAGAAATATTAACTGAATCACAACTTGAACAGCTAGACGAAGGTCCAAAGCTCGATGCATTTGGCCGAGGTGTGGGCAAAGTCGTAGGCGGGGTGGCCAAAGGAGTAGGAGCAGTAGCAGGTGGTGTAAGAGGAGCTTTCACTGCACTTAAAAAAGGATACCAAACTGGTAAAGCTGTAGTAGGAGATGATCCCGATCCCGGTGCAGGCGCTCCAGGATACACAGCACCAGTGGAGCCTGCCGCTAAAACAGCAAATACAGCACCAGCACCGACTCCATCTACAACACCAGCACCTCAAGCAGCAGCTGGTAGTGTTATGACGCCTGAGCCTGCATCTACAACTCCTGCACCATCTACAACAACTCCTCCATCGGCTGCTGACATTAATGCACAAGGTCCCAAAGGTTCAGCACCTGCTAAAGCTCAAACAGGCGATGCTGGAAAAGTATTAGCTAAATCTACAGCAGTTGTAGACAAGCAGCAAGCTCAGAACCAAGAAAAAGCCAATCAAACTGTGTATGCACAGGTCAAAGCCAATGTAGACAAGCTAGATAAAAAAGGCAAACAACGTATTCTGCAAATGCTACAGAAATCGTTGACAGCACCTGCACCTAAAGCAGCACCAGCAGCAGCAGCACCAGCAGCAGCAGCACCAGCAGCGGCAGCACCGGCGGCAGCACCAGCAGCAGCACCAGCGGCAGCACCAGCGGCAGCACCAGCGGCAGCAGCGGCGGCAGCACCTGCTAGAGGTGGTAAAGTAGCAGGACAAGTTAGTCAAACACCAGGTGCTGTAGCCAAGCGTGGAAAACGTGCAGCAGCAAAATCTGCTAGCTCTGTAGGAAATAAAGTGATGGGTAACATGGTCAACACACTTCAACAGCAAAACGCCAGCAAGATCAACTCAGGTAATGCATTGTCAGAAGCATTAGCTCAACGTGTAGAAATGCACAAGCAGAAAATGTTTGAAACAGGTTTGTCTAGAGGCACAATCAGCGTGTTTAGAAAATGAAAATTAGAGAAATAATTTCCGAAGCTCCGATGGACGGTACAGGTCGTGCAGTAGGCGGTGTAACAAATTTTGCTGCCAAAGGCATAGGCGCCGTAGCTGGTGGTGCAGTTGCAGCGCCAAAGCGTATTGTCAAAGGGATAGGCGCTGGCGCAGCAGCCTTTGACAAACTCATGTCTCCTAGACAATGGTTCAAAGGCAAAGACGATCCACAAGACACCGATGACAAAAACGACACAGATAACACAGATACTACTACTGCACAATACACAGATAGTTTAAACACTGTAGCACAAGGCCTGACTCCCAACACCAAAGATATTGAACATCTAAAACAATTAGCAGCAGGTTCTAAAACTCCAGAAGAACAAGCAGTATTAAAAGCTGCTTATTCAGGACAACGTTTAACTCCTGAACAAATAGCAATAATCAAACAGATAACCGCCAATCTCTAGAAAAACGGTAGTCCAGTTTTTTTAGTTGTTTCTAAATTTTCTTTTATTATTTCGCCAACTATTTCTCTTTCTTCGGGACTGAAATTCATTACTTCAGCGTATGAAAGTCCGCGCATGTACCAACATAGCTGTAATGCTTCTTTTTTAATCACCCTTGCCTGCTTGTCTAGCTTATCTGATAACTCTACGATCTCAGGCAGGGTCAGTCCGGAGATCTGACTGCGAAAAAATTTGAATTATCCATGGTGATTGGGATATCAAATACCGTTGAACATTCGCCACAGGCAACATTTTTTACTTTGAATTCCATGCCTTCTCTCATGGCTGTGAGGTGTGTTTGGATTTTATCAAATATGTCTTTAGGACAGTTGTTGATAAATTCTTTGATCTGTTCTTTATCTGTGCTTACACCGTCTGGTGTCTCTATGCCAGTGATGCAATCGGCAATGACATCGATAGTTAGTTCGGTAATTTTTACAAAACTTTTGCCAAACTTTTCTAACTTAACTTCATCATCTATTTCTTGATCATTGATCACACTGAACAACTTCTGTTGTTCCATGGTCTTGAGACTGATTTTTGTGACTTCTTTGTATGAGTAAGGTCTTATTTTGATTGTCAACGGGTCAGCATGCACAGTATCATTGTATTCGAAGTTAAGGAACATATCCATCCATGGCTGTAGAGAAATAGCGTAGGTATTCTCTGCACTGCATTTTGGACACTTACAGTCAACATCCATCCTGTCACCATATGTGGCAATACGAATAGCTATCAACACAAAATCTAAATCTAGGCTAGGCATTGACCAAGGTTCCAGCATGGCAGGAAAACAACTTTTGATCACTTCGACAGTGCTTTGTCCTGTGAGCAGAGCGTCTGGAGTTTTAAACATTAACTCATCTTTGGCAGTCATCGAATACACAGCATACTCATCATTGGCGCTGCGATCCAAGGCGTTCTGTGGATAGAACTTGCCTTTACTGGGCAATTTCACATAAATTTTTGGTTGCCGAAACCAACTGGCAAGAGGATTCTTTTGCTGTTGATCTTGATTAGTAATTTGTTTCATTTTATCTCCGGTAAATATATAATAATGTGCATAGTATTTATATGCGTATTTTATCAGGAAAAAAAATAAATCATGGCATCTGTGTTCATTGACATCCCCGGAATAGGTACTGTAGAGGCTAAGAATGCTGCTTCTGAAGCAACCTTGCAGACAATTCTCCAGGTAATGCAAGCAGTTCAAAAGAACACAGCCGGCGGGAGTAGAGGTGGAGCAGGCGGTGCAGCCCCTTCAGCGGGTGGCGCAGGTGGCGGTGGCGGTGGCGCTGCACAAACAACATCGCAAAAGGCAGCTGCATTCTCTAGTAAAATGGCTGCTCAATCATCTACCCAATTTGGAAAAGCCTCAAACTATGCTAGACAAATGGTTAGTCAAGCAGGCAAAGGGTTTGACAAAGTCACAGGCACAGTGGGATTCCTTGGTGCCGGTGCTATGTCAGCTACTAGAGGAATTAGTAATCTAGCACAGAGTGGAGCAGGTCTAGCTGATAGTCTAGCCAATATGAATGACAGTTTAACTGCCGCAGCTGGCAGTCTAAATCACATACCGAAAGTAGGAGGATTACTAGCAGGTGTTTTTGGAGCAATAGCATCAGCCACAGAACAATTAGCAGCGTCGATGAAAGGGGCCACAGCCAGTGGTGCATCATTTGGAGGATCGCTACAATCACTGCAAACATCATCTGCCCAGGCAGGCATGACCATGAAAGATTTTGGCGATTTAGTATCAAAGAACGGAGAAGCCATGGGTGCATTTGGATCCACTACAGAATCTGGAGCCAAGAATTTTGCCAGACTCAGTGGTCAATTGAGAGCAGCCGGCAGTGATCTGTATGCGCTGGGATTCGGTACACAGGAAATTAATCAGGGATTGGCTAACTATGGCAAATTGCTTAGAAGCCAGGGTCTGCAAGGAACGAAATCTAACGCAGAGCTTGTGGATGGCTCTAAAAAATATCTCAAAGAAATGGATTTATTAGCCAAGATCACCGGTGAAAGCAGAGCAGACAAAGAAAAAGAACGAGAAGCACTTATAGTAGATAATCAACTGGCAGCTGCTTTAGCTGATGCAAATGAAGATGTAGCAGCATCTGCACACATGATGATCGGGGCAATGCCTAATAAGGTCATGAAAGATTTTGCCAAAGATATGATAGCCAATGGCACAGCGACTACCGCGGCCAACAGGTTATTGATGAGTCAATATCCTGGACTGGCAGCACAATTGACTCAAATGCACCAAGTCACACAGGATAATACGGTGATCCAAAAAGATGCGATGAAAGGTGCCATGGCTACTTACACGCAAGAAGGCAAAAACATGTCAAACATCAAACAGGCTGTCTCCGCCGCCAGCGATGAGCTAGGAACTTTAACTGAAGCCTTTGTTGGTTCGAGGAAGGTTAACCTCGCTGCTTTTGACGACGCACAAGATCAACAGGCAGCTACGGCCGCTGGTACTGACGGCACGTTAAAAAATGTAGAAGCGATGAAATCCCAACTGGCAGCAATGAGCGATAATATCAAAATGCAGTTAATGGCCAGCGGAGGACTAGGCCTGATGATGGCAATAGTACAAAAATTAGCTGATTTTGTTATTGGTGTGGTGATACCAGGTATTGGCATGTTGATACCTATACTGGGGAAGATATTCGACGGTGCCATGATGCTGTTAAAGCCGATCATAGAGTCAGTAACCAAGGCATTTGGCGGTATGGGTGGCACGTTATCAGCTGTGGACAATATCTTAAACTGGTTATTCGATACTCTGAACGGAGCAGTCCGAGGCGGTATATTGATCTTTGAAAGTCTATTGCGAGCATTTGATACATTGTCGGGACCTTTTTCAAGACTAACCGCTGCGATATTTGGCACTGAGGAAGGCGCAAATAGTTTTTCAAACACCTTGATACTGATAGGTGATGCTGTGGGCACAGCATTTGAAATTCTGGCAAAGGTGATTGGTTTTGTGATAGACTTTGCGATAATACCGTTGATAAACATATTTCAAAACTATTTCATGCCAACCATCAAGTCAGTGGGCAGTATGATCATGGATTACCTGGTGCCTATACTTGTAGCAGCAGGAGTAGCATTTATAGCTTTTAACGCCATCACTATAGCTGCTACTATAGCCAAATTTGCTCTAACAGCAGCTATGGTCATAGTAACAGGCGGATTTGCTTTGTTGGGTGCAGGTGTGGCCATAGTGGCAGGTGCATTTGCTCTGCTTACTAGTCCGATTGGACTCACTATAGCTGCGATCACTGCGTTGATTATTATTTTTAAGAAAGCTGGCGGAGACTTCCAGGTGGTAACAGATGGTCTCAAATATCTTTGGAGCGGATTACAAACTTTCTTTAGTTATTTGAAACTGGGATTTTTTAAAGTATTAGATGCGCTTCCTGGAATAGATTTTTCAAAAGAGATAGAGGAAGAGGAAAAAAAGATAGTAGAGCAAAAAGCAGAAAGAGAAGCATTGGTAACAAAAATGGCTACCAGAATGGAGGAGAATAAAGCAAAAGCTGCTGCCGATGCTGCCAAAGGAGACAGTAAAGAAGAAGGTGGGTTACTAAACAGCCTCAAAGGCATGTTCAACATAGATCAAAAAAATAGAGCAGGTGCTCATATAGAACAGAAAAATGCACAGGTAAGTGCATTCAAAGGTATTCCGGGAGCTGTCAGTGGTGGCATGAAAAGTGGAATGCCGGGACTCAAGGAAGGTGTCAAGGAAGGTGTCAAGGAAGGAGCAGCAAAACCCGTAGATTTCAATGCTGGACCAGAAGTATTGCTAAAACAGTTCGCCCAAAGAGAAGGCAGTCCGTTAGCCGGTGCTAACGCACAAAAGCAAGCCATAGTAGCAGAAGCTGAAAAGAAAAAAGACGAGGCTCAGAAGCAAGCTGAGGCTGCCGAAGAAGCTAGAGCTGCTGCTGCTAAATCAGATCCAAGAAGGCTTGACCAGGGGACTACTCCTAAGCCCCAAGAAAGTGCAGAAACACTGTTAGCGGAGTTAAATAATAAGATGACTACACTACTACAATATACATTTACAGTTGCACATAACACCAATGAAAATGTCTCTGCAACTAGAGGTCTTAATAAGAACCTATACAAAGCATGAGCTGGAAAAAATACTTCACACCTGTTAACATAGACAACACCAGCGGCTCCATGAGTCCAATCAGTGGTCGCGGCCGTCCGGGCCCCGCCCGTGCTAATTATTCCAGCTATCTGCCAGACGTATACGCAGGCAGTCCCAATCGCATAGAACGCTACATGCAGTACGATACCATGGATATGGACTCAGAAGTCAATGCTGCTTTAGACATACTCACAGAATTCTGCACACAAAAAGACAAAGAGAATGCTACCCCATTCCATACATTTTTTCGTGGTGAGCCTACTGCCACAGAAGTAAAAATACTCAAAGACAGCCTACAGAAGTGGTGCAAACAGAATAGTTTTGAAACCAGGATCTTCCGCATACTGCGTAACGCATTTAAGTACGGTGACTGTTTTTTTGTCCGTGATCCAGAAACTAAAAAGTGGTTGTTTGTTGATGCTGCCAAGGTCACAAAAATCATTGTCAATGAATCAGAAGGCAAGATTCCTGAGCAGTATGTGATCCGCGACATCAACTTCAACTTCAAAGAGCTCATAGCCACAACTCCACACAACACCACAAACACAGCCCCCAGTGGCACTAGTTCATACACATCGGGTGGTGGTCAGGGTCGAGGATTTGTAGGCGATGCAGCTCGTTCAGTGGGCACAAGATTCCATAATCAAACCAATGAGATTACAGTTGATGCTAAACATGTTATTCATCTATCATTGTCAGAAGGACTGGAT